TATTTGTAGCGACACTACTACATTCTGCGACCAATACCCATTTCTTTCATTGGTCTACCGACAGTTTTTCTAAACACAGCGCACTCGCTGAATACTACGATGGCATTGTAGAACTAACAGATACCTTTGCCGAATCTTACATGGGTAAGTACGGTAAGTTCACCAGCTTCCCAAGCGTTTACCACCAGCCCAAAGACCCAGTGCGCTACATGGAATCCTTACAGAACTTTGTTAGGGAAGCCCGCCAAGATTTACCCCAAGACAGCGAACTACAGAACATTATTGATGAGATTGCAGACCTCATTAACACCACCGCTTACAAACTTAAGTTTTTGAAATAAAAGGATATTTATGCCACTCGATAAATCAGGTAGCGAAAAAGCAGTCGGTAAGAACATTAAGACCGAGATGAAAGCTGGCAAGCCAAAAAAGCAAGCCGTAGCCATTGCACTTAGCGTTGAGCGTGAAAACGCCAAAGGTAGCCGTAAGGCAAAGCTAGAGGATGCCTACGCAAAGTACATTGAGGAAAAGGCATGAGTCGTAGGGATGACATTCGTGCGGCAGTAGAAAAGCACGATAAACCCATTCCTAAAACAACAACGGGCAAGGATAAGAATTACCTGCCTACAGAGCAGGGCGCAGGTATGACCGCCAAAGGGCGTGAAGCGTATAACCGTAAGAACAACGCTAACCTAAAAGCCCCAGCACCAAACCCTAAGTCTGAGGCAGACAAGGGCAGGAAGGCATCATTTTGCGCCCGTATGGGTGGTGTAGTCGCTAAGAGCAAGAACGCTGAACGAGCAAAAGCATCTATGAGGAGATGGAACTGTGGCTAAAACTTGCTTTAAATGCAAGACAAGCTATGAAGATTCCTTATTCTTCAAAAGCACAAACACGCCTGATGGTTTACATAGTTGGTGCAAAATTTGTTGTAAGCAAGGTAATGCAATTAGTCGTGCAAAAGTTAATGCAAATATAGAATCAAAAGCAAAAATATTTTTACGCAACGCAAAAAATAGTGCAAACAAACGCAAACAAGAATTTTCTTTAGAAATCAATAACATAGTAGATTTTTGGAATAAACAAGATAAGATTTGTGCTTATTCAGGTTTAGAGATGACGCTTGAAGCTGGCAAGTTAAATACTGTTTCAATAGAGCGTATTGATAGCAACATTGGCTACACAAAAGAAAATACAATATTGGTATGCCAAGCCATTAATCGCATGAAATCTGACTTTAGTTATGAAGATTTTTATATGTTTTGCCAATCCGTGGCTAAGTTTTTAGGCAATGATGAACTTAAACTAGCAGTAGGAGCGTACAAATGAAACATGGTCTATATTCTGCAATTCACGCCAAGCGTGAGCGCATCAAGGCTGGATCAGGCGAAAAGATGCGTAAGGTAGGTAGCGAAGGCGCACCATCCGCTAAAGACTTTAAAGAATCTGCTAAGACTGCTAAACCGCAGAGCAGAAAAGATATGATCCGTGAAAAGATGAAGGATATGTAATGGTTAATCAGAAGTTAGCCGCTATCTTGCGTCAATTTGACCCTCATGGTGCTGACTATGATTACGATACCGCTATTGCCGCAGGGATGAAACCCCAGCAAGAAGGCGGTGAAAACCAAGGTCACTGGGGGTCAGTAGCCCCAACACCTATGCAGTACCGTATGGACTACAACCTGCCCGAAAACTCTTACATGATGCTAAAAGGTGCGGCACACCCTACATTTCAGATGGGCGTACAAGGCGAACAAGACAGGGGCTACCAAGTAATGAAGTTTGGTGACCGCTACTTCTCACTACCGCCCGATTACATGAGGAAATAATATGTTTAAAAAAGAAAAGATTAAGCCCGAAAACAGCTTACTACAACCCCATAAAGAGTCTACGCTAGAGAAACAGCAACGATTGCGTCTAGAGCGCAGGGCTATGCTTGCCAACAAACTAAAAGACATGGATAAAGAAGTTAAGTAAATGGTTACGCTGGCTGAAACATTACGGCAGGTAGGTTATGTTAGCCCACAGGGTCAGGTTACTGGCCCACGCACACAGTTAGCCCAACAGCTAAGAAACTACGCCACAAATGTTATTCCGACCGCCAAACAAAACTTAGCCCAGCAACGGGCTGATATTGATGCTGGCTTAGTAATGGGTAACCAAGGCATTCAGGTAGGTGACCGAGAAGCTTTTGAACGGCAACTAGCACAAGTACCCAATCTCATGGGGTCTTACTTGCCATCAACGCCTTTAAAAGTTAATCCTTTGGTTGGCACACGGTACGAGCGTGAATTTTTAGGCGGGTTAGCTGAAAAAAAACCGCAATTAATTGAAAACCTTAAAGGTTCTAGCCTTATGGTTATGCCTTGGGATGCTTCAAGCCGAAACTATGCAGTTAAGTCCATATCGGGCGAAGCTTTGCCTAGAAATGTAATAACCCACGGTGGGCAAGATTATGCCCGTGATGTGGCGCATATGCAAGAAGGCATTGCGGGAGCATCTAACCTTGGTATTGCTAGGCGCATTCAAAGCAGGGATGCCCAAGCTAGAAAAGAAAATTTAGCCGCTGGCGGTACTGGTGACATTATTCATTCCCCAATAACTATGGGCGAAGGGGATATAAATTTTAGCGTTATGCCGACAGAAGCAATGCTTGGGATTATTGACGCTAGAGAACCAAGTAAAAAGTTTATAAAAGAACTTGATGCAAGCATTAGACAATACAAAGACCCCCAAAAAGGCACAACGCCATTTAAAGATTTTGCTGGAGTAAACACCGAAGAAGGTCGTATGCAATTGTTTACTGGCGAGGGTGTTACTGGTACTGCTGGAGATTTGCGTAAAACCTTTATAAATAGAACCGCAGGTTTAAAAGGTAGACAAGAATATCTTGGGTTTAATGCGGAAGATTTAGCGGCCGCTCTGCGTGATCCAGCTTTAGAGGGAGTGCCTAAAGGCTACATTGGTAACACCTTAATCAAGGTAGGCCCTGAAGGTATGCACTTGCGCCCAAGCAAAAATCCCACATACTCAACAGACTTCACGGGTCAATATATTGGAACTCTAGGCAATAATGTGCCGATAGAAGTTCTATTTCCCAAACTATTCCCTCAATACGAACAGGCTTATGCCAAACAACGAGGTGATTTAAGAAACATGGCTATTGGTGGATTGGAGAAAAGTTCCAAAAATGTATCAGAACTGATAGACCAACAGGTAATCGACAACTACTACAAATACCTAGAAAATCAAAGCAAATTAGGCTTGTAATTCTGCCGTAAGCAATTCAGACTGAAGCATGGCAATAGAATCTTGTAACAACGCTACATAGTCATCATTTTCTAAATCAATGGCATCGTTACTAAGTTCACAGTTTATAGAACCATTGGTATTACGGGATAATGTAATTTGTATCATTGCAATCTCCTTGTTTTGTAATATAATTGTACCAAAGATTAATCTATCTTAACAACCACTTGGATAAGGTATGAGTTCTACAGTAGAAAAGACTAGAAAAAAGACAGGCGGGCGTGTTGCAGGTGTGCCTAATAAGTCAACAGCCCTCGCTAGAGAGGCGATTGCACGGTTCGTGGATGGTAATAGCCATAAGCTTCAAAAATGGCTTGATGAGATCGCTATGAACGAGAAGCTAGGGCCTAAAGTCGCATTTGATTGCTTCATGCAGGTAGCTGAGTACCATGTACCCAAGCTGGCTAGGACAGAACACACAGGTGATGCAGACCAGCCCGTCAAGGTAGTTCACGAACACAAGTTCCTAGATTGAAAGAAGTAGTAATCAAATATGAGTATCCCTACAAGGCACGGGATGCGTTCATAGACTTTCACAAGCGTGACCAACGCTGGGCTGTACTGGTATGCCATAGACGAGCAGGAAAGACCGTAGCGACCATTGCGGATACGATTCGCAGGGCAGTTATGGAGAAAAAAGAGAACGCTCGTTACGCCTACATAGCACCGTATTACGCCCAGGCTAAGAATATTGCATGGGATTACTTACTCAAGTTTGCAGAACCAGCCATAGTTAAGGCTAATCAATCTGAGTTATGGATAGAGTTAGTCAATGGGGCTAAGATCAGACTATTTGGCGCAGACAATCCCGATGCCTTACGGGGTCTATACTTGGATGGAGTGGTCTTAGACGAGTACGCAGACATGAAGCCAAGGCTATGGGGTGAGATTGTTCGCCCATTGCTTACAGACCGCCAAGGCTGGGCTACCTTCATTGGTACACCCAAGGGGCATAACGCCTTCTATGACATCTATAACGAAGCCCAAAAGAACCCGAACTGGTATGTCAAGACCCTAAGAGCAGACCAATCAGGATTACTGCCTGAAGCTGAACTATTAGATGCACAACAGTCTATGTCAGCTAACCAGTACGAGCAGGAGTTCCTATGCTCATTTGAGGCGGCAATCCTTGGGGCGTACTACGGGCAAGAGATGCGTAGACTTACAGACCTTGAGCGCATTACTACGGTGGACTATGACCCAATGTTCCCCTGCCATACCGTATGGGATCTCGGCTATAACGATTCCACGGCTGTGATTTGGTTTCAGGTGGTATACGGTGAGATACGGGTTCTAGACCACCATATGTCTAACGGTCAAGCTATCCCTTACTACACGGGATTACTAGCGCAAAAAGAGGATGAGTTTGGGTACAAGTACGGTACTCATTGGCTACCCCATGACGCTAGGGCTAAAACACTAGCCAGCGGTGGTAAGAGCATAATCGAACAAATCTCGACAAAAATTGACATAAAACACCTAAAAATTGTTCCAAACCTATCACTTCAGGATGGAATACAAGCATCAAGACTTGCATTAACACGCTCTTGGTTCGATAATAAGTGTGAAGAATTAATTGAATGTTTGCGTCAATACCAAAGGGAGTGGGATGATGATAAGAAAGTATTTAGAGATCGCCCAAAACACGATTGGACAAGCCACTCTAGCGATGCGTGGCGCTATCTGTCAATTGTTTGGAAAGATGAAGATAGCCCTATCCTCAAAGATACAAGGGTTAAAGGCGTATCTGTCGGGGAAAACGAAGTGACCCTTGACGAATTGTGGAAGCAAACACCTAAACAAACATACCGCAGATGTCACACCTGTGTTGTTTACGGTAATTGTGCCACCTGTTGCGGCACTAACTGAAATCGCTGTTCCTGCTGTCAGGCTGGTGTTTTTCCAATAACCGTTGGTTTGGTCATAACTGAGTAATTGACCGCCTGTGACACCGTTAATCTGTACATTGGAATCCGTACCGCCAAGCTGTGAACCATGAATAATCTCTACGACTACTGAGCCTGAACCACCTGAACCTGCGTTTGTAACGATACCGACTTCGGTCTTAATGTTGGGGGCAGATGGCTTAACTTTAGTCATCAAGCCATTACCTGCTGGACTGTAATACAGCGTATCACCGTCAGCCCATGTTTCGCCTGAGCTTGAACCTGTGGTGTTAAACCCTCTTAGGTTACCTACAGAAGTAATGTAACCAAAGCCGTTTAAGGCAATATTTTCAGCCGCAATACCAATAACATCGCCTGAGTTTGTCATGTTGGCGGTGGTTGGGGCAAAGGTAATTACGCCTGACGAGCCGTTTGCACCCGTCTTTTTAATGAGTTGACCCTTAGTAATTGCCGATGTTGCTTTACCGTAGATGTAGCTTTGCAAGCCAATCTCTTGAACGATATTACCGCCTGACATACCTAATCCAAGCGTATTGTTACCATCCCATCCCATCTGACCAGCAGCTAAAGTAGTGGTGTAGCCAGTATTAAAGTCAATGTAATTGATGTCGGTAATTGTGGTAGCACCAGCAATACCGCCTGTATCACTAACCGTTACGACTGAGTTTTGTATTAGTTTGCCAGTAGTGGTATCAAAT